AGACGCCACCAACGTCCTGGTAGCCGAAATCTACATCGAGTTTTGCGAGCTGGCCCATCAGGTCGAGAAGCTGAAAGCTACCGTCTCGCACTTACGCGAGCTGAACCAGATAGGCCATATGGGGATTGAAGGATGATCGCAGACACCCGCAGACGCCTCACAGAGTGGGGTAACTGGAGCCGGGGGGGAATTCCCAGCCTATCCTCCATGTTCAGGGCGATCACAGGCCGAGGCGGTAGTAACAACGTTCCCATGCCTGCCCACATTCAGGAGATCGATATTGTTGTCTGTCGGGCTGAGCCACAAACGAGAATAATTCTCATAAAGTATTACACTGGACATGGTAGCCAGCGAGAAAGAGCCCAATCTCTAGGACTCAGTCGTACCACCTTGATGCGCCGACTCGAACACGCAGAATGGTACGTGAACAGCGAAATTGACAATAATGGGCCACAACCTGTAGATTCCAAGGCAACATGCGGTTTTTAGCCGCTGATGCTGGCAAATCCATTCGCTCTGATCGAATACACTTCGTGTATGCATCGCATCATTATTCGATGTGAGGAGCGATTCATTTCAACAGGTTGATTTTGAAACAATGGCTGGCGCACCTCTAGGAAATCGCAACGCGGCAAAGACCAAGGAATGGCAGTCCGCTATCTATCGGGCTATCGATAAACGCGGGCTTGGAGATCGCAAGGCCGCATTGGATGAATTAGCTAGCAAACTCCTTGATCTGGTGGCGACTGGCGACTTACCTGCGCTCAAGGAATTTGGGGATCGCCTCGATGGCAAACCAGCTCAGGCGATCATTGGTGGAGATGAAGATGATCCCGCGATCAAGTTTGAGGGCATATTCATCAAGGCCGTTGACCCTTAATGGCACTGTCCTCTGAAGAGCGAGCGGCGAGGGCAAGGGTGGCTAACCGAAAATGGTATTTGACGCATAAGGAAAAAATCCTTACCCGCCAGAAAGCATATCAAAAAGCCAATAGACAGAAGATCAGCGAGTACCACAGGGCATGGGAAGCGGCTAGGACTCCTGAGCAGAAGGCGGCCGCTCAACAGAGATACCGGAACAAGAATTGGCGCGTCCAAAATATGCCGGATGTCACTCGGCCAGAACCTGACAAATGTGAGTGCTGCGGTGGAATCAGCGGTAAAGCCTTGGCGCTCGATCACTGCCATAAGACAGGCGTATTCCGAGGGTGGCTTTGCGCCAGATGTAATATGGGCCTTGGATTATTGGGTGACGGAGTTGAGTCAGTACAAAGGGCTATTGACTATCTGAAACGCAGCCAGCAATGAGCGTTCTAACAGTCGAGATCCCACGAAAAGCCAGAGAGGTTTTACTTCCTGAAGTAACCGCAAATGGTAAGCGGGTTCGATACCGAGTTCTATTCGGGGGAAGAGACGGAGCCAAATCTCACAGCATAGGAAGAATGCTGCTAGCTCGCGGAATGGCGAGGAGCATTCGCATCTTATGCGTCAGAGAGGTGCAGAAATCTATAGCAGATTCTGTGCACCGACTTTTGTCTGATCTAATTGCGGAACTAGGTATGCAGTCGTTCTACGAAATCAAGAACAACTACATTACCGGGGCCAACGGAACGCAATTCAGCTTTCATGGATTATCTGGCGAAACCGCCATGTCCTTGAAGTCTTACGAAGGAACGGATATTTCTTGGATCGAAGAGGCCCAGACAATTTCCAAGAGGTCATGGGATATTTTGGAGCCGACAATCAGGGCTCCGAATTCAGAGTTGTGGCTATCGTTCAATCCGTCTCTAGAGACAGATTCCACATACCAGAAGTTTGTTATTGATCCGCCAGAAGATGCCTTGGTGGCAAAGATCAATTGGAGCGATAACCCATGGAGGTCTATCGTTCTAGATGCCGCCCGCGAACGGATGCGCTCTGGCGCGCCAGACGATTACAAGCATATCTACGAGGGCGAATGCCGCCCTGCTGTAGAAGGGGCGATCTACTACAGCGAAGTCAGTGCAGTTCGGTCAACGAACCGACTGTGCAACGTCCCTTATGATCCGATGCTCAAGGTTCACGTCGTTGTAGACCTTGGATTCAACGACTTCATGAGCCTGCTATTGGTTCAGCGCATGAGTTCTGAGATCAGGATCATCCGTTACATCGAGGATCGGCAACGGTACATCCCAAGTTACCATCAGGAACTGATTGACCTGAAGCTCAATTACGGAACGCTTTACCTGCCTCACGATGGCAGAGCCAAGCATGTCACCGGATCGAGCGCTCAGGAGCAGTTTCAGCAGTTAGGCTGGAAGGTGGAGATCGTCGAGGATATCGGCATCGAGCAAGGTATACGCAAGACCCGTGAAGTCTTTCAGCGCATGTATTTCGATAAAGACAATGCCAGTGAATTGCTCAATCGTTTAGGGCGATATAGGCGGCGAGTCAATTCTGAAGGTCAAGCAAGTATCCCAATGCATGACGATGAGTCTCATGGAAGTGACGCTGCTAGGTATCTTTCAATTGTCGCTGATCAGATGAGTAACGACAGTCACGTTATTAAAGACCCGTATTCAGCGTTTAGGAGAGTTGGTTAAATGTCCACGTACAACAAGTTCACGCCTGCTGTAGAGAACATGCAGGAAGGCATGAACGCAGGCTCCGATAGCTGGGCGATCAAACTGTGTACGGCAGTCAACCAAGCCGCTGGTACGCTGACCGAGGTTTCCAACGGCAACGGCTACACCACGGGCGGTGTGGCACTGACGATCTCATCGGCTACGCAGTCAGGTGGCGTATACACGCTGACATTCACCACGCCAGCCAGTCCGACCTGGACTGCATCGGGTGCTGGGTTCACGTTCCAGTATGTTGCACTGGTCGATACGACCGCGAGCGTGAACGTGGCGTATTATGATTATGGAAGTTCGCAGGCTGTTGCGGCTGGCGAGACCGTTACGGTGACACTGACCAACGCTTACACGGTTACCTAAAACTTTCTTTCGGAGCAAGACAATGGCACAGGGTTTCCCGCTTACACTCGCTACGCTTCAGGCTTCTGGCACGGCTATCACGGCTGCTGCACGTACGTCGATGACCGCAGGCGCTACTGCTACGGCAGGGCGCTTTACCATTCCGGCGAACATGATCAAATATCCTGGAGATGTTATCGAGCTGGATGCTCGCGGCATCATTTCATGCGTTGTTACAACCCCCGGTACGGCTCGATTTGACTTTGCCTATGGCACGACACTGGGCACGGCGCTCTTTGACACCACGGCCATCCCGCTGAACGTCGTGGCCCGCACCAGTGTTCCATGGAGACTGACGCTGCGCGCAACCTGCCAGGCACCGGGCGTGACCTCCAACTGGGTGTGGGATGGTGAGTTCGTATCAGAAGTTGGTATTAACACCGCCCTTCAGGCAACTGGCCCCGGCCCTGGCGGTACGCGAGTGCCTTATAGCGGCACTGCGACGGGGGCGAGCAATATCGTATCTGCCTCCGGGTTCAATACCACCGTGTCGAACATTGTGGATTTGAACTGGACGCAAACAGCCGGCACTGGATCGATTACGTTGCAGCAGATGTCTCTCACGCTGCTCACCGCGACCGGATTCTAAGGGATGTGGCTCGCGGCCCGATAATCGCGCGGTTCGCTACTTCGCATGACCTGCTGACCGGCCTCGTGCCGGTCTTTGTCGTGGGCATGAACTGATGGCTCTGTCACGCACTTCTTACACGAAAGTCACATCGGTTGGTGGTCAAACATCGATCACCACGGGCAGCTTTACACCGCCGAACAATTCATTGGTCGGCATTGCCGTTTTGTCATTAGACAATGGATCGGCGACCAACAATGCCAATAGTTGGACGATTACCGATACGGCTGGCCTCGTCTGGACGAAGCGGGTTATTGAGCACAACGCAGTAGGCTTCAACTGCGAAATGGCGATATGGACTGCTCCGGTAACGACCGGCGTATCCATGACCATAACCCCTACGGTAGGGGCTAACTCAAATGCGATAGTTGCATTCCCGTTCTCCTATACGGGTCAGAATACTTCTGCGCCTACAGGGGCTACGGGTACATCTTCGTCCGGCCCAGCTAGCGGTTCATGGAGTATGGCCCTGACCGCTGCTTCTGCCGCGACAAGCGAAGTGATTGCATTTGCTGGGGGTACCGTTGCAGGTTTTGGAAACGTATTTCAGACCATTGGCAGCGGCTGGACTTCCGTCAATACGGACAATTCCGCTGGTAACTATGGCGTTACATTTGAAGCATTTGCTGGCGCTAAATCAAACGCTGAATGGGCCAATACTCTAGACCCATCCAGCACCGATACTTACAACGGCAGTTACACGGTTGGGGTCGCGCTTGAAATAGTAGCGGCATCTGGTGCTGTGACTGATACAGGTTCTTCTCGCCCATTCGCCCGCCCCGGTTTGGATGTGGGTACTCCGCGCAGTCAATTGCGCAGCCCACTTCGTCTTGATACAGGCACTACACCACCGCCCTTCATTGATCAGACAGCGGGCGCACCCTCGAGACGACTGAGGCTAGGAACTCCTGGCAGTAGGCTAAAAAGCCCCGTTCTCGATACAGGGACGACTGCGCCCCCGTTCATAGATCAGACAGCGGGGATGCCTCCCAGGAAACTGAGGCTGGGTACGCCAGCCAGTCGGCTACGCAGTCCCGTACTGGATACGGGTGCAGCGGCTTCCGCACCGAACAATTACTTAGTTGCAGCCATTGCTGGCAGCTATGCCTATGCGGGGCAATCAGCCTCGGTACTGCTTGGAAAGCTAGTCACTGCCGCCAGCGGGTCTTATACCTACACGGGCCAGAATGCGACGCTGCTAAAGAGCAAGGTCGTTGCGGCAGTCGCGGGCAGCTACCTGATCAGTGGGCAGGCTGCTAGCCTTCTCAAATCAAATCTGGTCACTGCCACTAGTGGCGCGTACACGATCAACGGCCAGTCTGCCACGATCACCTACACGCCCGCAGGTCACTATACGGTGGTCGCCAGTGCAGGTTCCTACACCTACACGGGGCAATCCGCAGGTATCCTACACGGCTCGCTGATAGCGGCTGCGGCAGGCTCCTACGCCTACAGCGGGCAGAGTGTAGGGATAGCCCACAATCTGCTGGTAACGGCTGCCAGTGGCTCGTACAGCTATGCCGGGCAATCTGCGACGATTACCTATACTCCCGTCTCAGGGGCGTATACGGTCACGGCGATTGCTGGCAGCTATGCCATCAGTGGGCAAGACGCGATTATCACGCGCACTGGTGGGGCGCAGCCTTCCGGAGGCTACGGCTGGTATAGCTACGTTCGCTTCGAGCAAGAATCGCTGCGACGCAGAAAGAAGCGCGAGGAAGCAGAGCGGCTGGCCCAAGAGGCCGAGCAAGCCCAACAGAGCGAGATTGAGGCTGAACTTGCCCGCAGACTGCATGCAGAACTAGCACGGCAGGCTGAACTGGATGACTTGCAGCGTCTCAGGATGCTGGTCGCTCGTGAGAGTGTTCCCAGCAACGTCTCTGAGCGTGTCAAGACTGCGTTTGTAAAGGCTCAAGCTGAGTCGAGTTTCAGTCGGTTACAAGCTCTTGCTCGTGAAATGGAGCGATCCCTTGAGGAAGAAGAAATGGCCCTACTCATGTTGCTTATGGAAGAAAGCTAGACCCATGCGAATTACGTTCAAATCGCCATTGAGCGCTAGTCAGACGAATGAGAAATCATCTTTTACGCTGACGGCCAAGTTCTATGACGATTCCTCAGATCCGTGGACGCTCTCTGCCCCGACCACAGTCAGCTATCGCGTGGATGATCTGTTCACAGGGTTTATCATGCGCGACTGGACGAGTCTGACGACTGGAACGAGTGTTGCCATCCCTCTGGCCTCTGCGGATAACGCGATTGTGAGCGATGTACACCCAATGGAAAAGCGCCAAGTGACAGTAAAGGCTAATGATGGACTTGCCACTCAGTATCAGGCGACATTTGTCTATTGGGTCAAGAATCTAGTTGGGCAAATCTGATGGCTAAGAAGAAGGTCAACGAGACAGAGGACGAAGGGGGCAAGAAAACCCCCGACAAGGATCTGCTCAAGACTCTGCGTGAGCGGTACAAGAGCGCATCGGATGCTGACCGGCTCAATCGTCAGAAAGCCATCGAGGACATGCGCTTTGTACATGAGCCTGGGGCGCAATGGGACTACATCACCCGCAAAGAGCGTGGGGATAGACCGTGCCTTGAGTTCAACAAGCTTCGGGTAACGATCAAACGCATCATCAACGACATGCGCTCCAATAGGCCGCAGGGGAAAGCCCGTCCGGTTGAAGATTCGGATGTAGATACGGCAGAGGTCTATGAGGGACTGATTCGCAATATCTGGAACGTGTCGGATGGCGATACAGTCATTGACGCAGCTGCCGAATATCAGGTGGCTGCCGGTATGGGGGCATGGCGCATCTGTGCCGACTACGAGGATGACGACAGTTTTAACCAGACGCTTGAGATTGAGGAAATCAAGAACCCGTTCTGCTTGTATGCCGATCCGGCAGCAGAGGACTCTCTCAAGCGCGATGCACGCTATTGGGTTTTGACATCCAAGATGGCCAAGACAGCCTATGAGGCGAAGTACCCAAAGGCGAAACTGACCAATTTTGACGCCAGTGAGTTCGACGATAAAGAGGACTGGATCGAGGAAGAATCCGTCCGTATCTGCGAATACTGGTGGAAAGAACCTGTCGAGAAGGAAATCCTGTTGCTCTCTAACGGGGCGACAGTAGATGCCTCGACCTTGGATGTTCAGGCGCTTGCGCAAGAAGGATTGACGGTACTGAAGTCCCGCAAGTTCATGGGTTCCAAGATCAGGATGTGCATAGCCTCTGGAGAGGCAGTTTTGGAGGGGCCGACAGATTGGGCGGGCTGTGAGTTCCCGTTTGTTCTTGTGTACGGCGAGAACCTGATTCTCGATGGCAAGCAGACTTGGTTCGGTCTGGTTCGCTTTGCCAAGGACGCCCAGCGCGCCTACAACTATTCCAGAACGGCTGCGGCTGAGTCTATCGCCATGGCCCCCCAGGCGAAGTGGTGGGCGACGCCAGAACAGGCTGCGGGCCATACCGACGCATGGGCTGAAGCTCACAAGAAGAACTTCCCGTTCATGATGTATACGCCGGACGCTAAGGCTCCTGGTGCCCCTCAGAGAATGGGCGGCCCTGATGTCCCTGTCGCGCTCATGCAGCAAGCACAGATCGACAGCGAGGATATCAAGGCTGTCACGGGCATCTATGATGCCTCCCTTGGGAACCGCTCTAATGAGACCTCAGGAGTTGCCATACGCTCCCGGCAGGCTCAGGGCGAGATTGCCACCTTCAACTACATGGACAATCTGTCCAAGGGTATCCGCAGGACTTGGGAGATCCTGATTGACCTGATCCCGCACTATTACGATACTGAGCGGGCGGTTCGTATCTTGGGTGCTGATGGGGCTGAAAAGTACGTCAGGATCAATCAGCAGGTGCTAGGCCCTGATGGACAGATGACCACGCTCAACGATCTGTCACGCGGTAAGTACGATGTGACGGTAACGGTCGGGCCTTCCTTCGCCACTCAGCGCCAGGAAGCTGCGGAAACCTACAGCCAGTTGGCCCAAGGGAACCCAGCCCTGTTCGCTGTGGCAGGCGATCTGATCATGAAGGCTACCGACCTTCCCTACGCCAATGAGGTCGCAGAACGGCTCAAGGCTATGCTCCCGCCCCCTGTTCAGCAGATTCTGAACAAGGATGCCAAGCAGTCCCCTGAGGCTCAACAGGCCATGCAGCAGGTAGATCAAGCCATGCAGCAAGTACAGCAGCACGGCCAGATGGTACAGGCGGCTGCGGCTGAGGCCACTCAGATGGCGCAGCAGGCGCAGTCTGATCAGGCCCAGGCTGACAAGGCTAAGAGCGAGGTTCAGGTAGCGATTGCTAACCTGAAGGTCATGCAGGCCAATCTATCGACCCAAGAGGCGCAGTTCCGGCAGTTGATTGCCGAGACGCAGCTCAAGATGGGCGAGGGCCAGCAGACTCAGGACATGGCGAACGAGCGGGCTATGCTGGAGGGCCAATTGCAGACAGCACTGGGCAATATCCAGCAGCAGGCTGCCGAGTTCTCCCAGCAATCTATAGCGCTGATGGCGCAGCTCCATGCTGCCAATCAGCCACAGGTCATTGTGAACAACCCCCCAAAACGCAAGGTTGTTCATGTCAAGCGAGTGAACGGAGAATTGCAAGGCACGGTGGAGGAAGTCCCTATGGAACCTCCGCAGATGCCTGCTCCTGCAATGCAATAACCGACTTCGGGCGGCTCCCGATGCCCACAAGGACTTGCGCCCTTCTGCGCATGCAAAGGTGATGAGATGACTGACGAAACTGTGATCGAGCAGGGTGAACCTGCGCCCGTTGACGTTGCGGATGCAACCATTACGGAAACGTCTGCACCGGTAGTACCGGAGAAAACCAAGGAAGAAAAAGCCTTGGAGAGTATGCAGGCTCGAATTAACGAATTGACATGGAAACTGCGAGAACGAGAGAGACAGGAAGCGGTTAAACCGGAACCCGCCAAGGTTCCAGATGTACCGCCAACTCGTTCTGCTTTCGAGTATGACGAGGACAAGTTCCAGGCTGCCCAGACCGAATACGTTAGGAATGAAGCTCGACGGATTGCACGCGAAGAACTCAAGAATGTTGAGCAGGAGCGTGCCGCAGAGCAGAAGTCCACGACGTTCAGGGAACGGGAAAAAGCCTTTGCTGATAAGACTCCCGATTACGTCGAGAAGGTCTACAACAGCGGAACGGTGCCGATTTCCGATGCGATGGCAGAGGAAATCACGGATAGCGAGATGGGTGCAGAAGTGGCGTATTACCTTGCGAACAACATCGAAGTGGCGCGCCAGTTATACGAACTGCCACCACGGTCTGTTGCGCGAGAGATTGGCCGCATCGAAGCGCGCCTT